AGAGCCTGACCCCCAAAAGATGCCACTTACCGAGTCGAGTTTTCCGACAGAGGTTCAAGTGGCATTTTTTATGTTTAGTCTTCTCTCAGATGTCTGGGAAGGAATGTCCGGTACTTATTGTGGGAAAGACTGGTCTCACTGCTCGCAATTATTCGATATTTATAGCGTAGAAGACCCTAAGACAACCATGTACTTTATGAAACTCTATGAACGAATATTAATGAATCATAGGTCAGAAGAAGCAGACAGAAAACGAAAAGCAGAAGAGCGTAAAGCTAAAAGCGGTGGTAAAAACTACACCCATAATGTATCTGGATAATGGCAAAAAATAAAGTTGAAATAGATATTGTCGTAAACGGCAAAATGCAAAAAGCTACAATAAGTGCGAAAAAGCTTAATGATGCTCTTGGCAAAACTGCTACAGGCGCTCAAGTAGCGGATCGTACATTGAAAGGCGCTGCAGGTGCTTCTTCAAATACTACTAAAAACTTTTCAAAGATGGCTCAAGGAATAAATGGAGGTTTAGTACCTGCATATGCTACTCTTGCCGCTAATCTATTCGCAGTTTCTGCGGCATTTACGTTTCTAAAGGATGCAGGAAACTTAGTAACCCTTCAAAAAGGTCAAGAAGCTTACGCAGGAGCAACCGGTGTAGCTCTTCGATCTTTGTCAAACGATATTATTGCAGCTACTGACGCTCAGATTAACTTTACTGATGCCTCCCAAGCAGCAGCAATAGGAACCTCCGCAGGTCTCTCTGCCGATCAATTAACTCGGCTTGGAACGGCAGCAAAAGATGCCTCCATTATTCTAGGTAGAGATGTAACTGATTCTTTTAATCGATTAGTTCGTGGTGTAACAAAAGCAGAGCCAGAACTTTTGGATGAATTAGGCATTATACTTCGACTAGACGATGCAACACAAAAATATGCAGATTCTTTAGATAGAGACGCAAAAAGTCTAACAGCTTTTGAAAGATCTCAAGCAGTAGCAAATGATGTACTAGAGCAAGCAGAGCAAAAGTATTCTAGAATTATAGCAGTTGTAAATCCCGGTGTTAATGTATTTAATAAGCTAGGCAAGTCTTTTGATGATATTGTAAATAGCATAAAAGAATTTGCAGCGGCAATGCTAGGTCCTTTCGCTGAAGCCGTATCTCAATTTCCCGCACTAGGAGTGGCATTGCTAGGGATATTTGGAAAAGGGGTTCTAACAGCAGCTCTTCCAGGCTTAAGGGATATCGGAGAAAACGCAAAAGAGAGCGCAGAAAAAGCTCAAGAATCTTTTGATAAAGCAAAAGCTTCCTTAAAAGACTATACTACTGAAACAAGAGTTGCAAATAAAGAAGCGGCAGCTGCAAGAGCTCAAGGCTTGGGTGATCCTGGATTTAAAACTACTAAGCCTGGAAGCGGGTTTGACTTAATTCAAAAAGGTCGTGGAGGGGATTTAAGTGCTCAGCAGCTTTCTGGTATGAGAAGAGCTGTTGCAAATAGTAAAACCATGACAAAAGATATGAAAAGAAACTGGGACTCTGCTCTTAATGAGATGTTGCTTGCAACAAAAAGAACTACAAAAGGTATAGAGCAGGAGTTTAAAAAGACAACAGGTAGAATCGGTGTTTTTATTAAGCTGGCAGAAGTTAAAGTTAAAGGAGCTTTTGCTTCTATGAAACTAGCAGCTGCAAGTTTTGCAGGTTTTGCGGCAACTGCACTTTCCGTACTTTCTTGGGTTTCACTTATCGCTACTCTTGGGGTTACAATCTATCAATTTTTTAAGGCTAAAAAAGCAGTGGATGAAAATTCGCAAGCTTTAGATTATGCTAGTGAAAAAGTATCTGCACTGACCGATGAATTTAAAAACTTTAACAAAATTCAAGATATAATAACAGAGGATGGAGCAGGCTCTTTAAAGTACTTTACTGCACTGGGAGAGAGAATTGGCTCAGTTTCTACAGCTACTATTGCACCTTTGTTTGAGACAGCAACATCTAGCTTTGAAGTGTTCAAAGATAAAAACACAGAAACACTAAAAGACTTAGAGGATAAAATAAAATCACAAAAAGAACGTTTAGCAAATCTTGAAAAACCTACGCGTGGAACAGCTTCACAAGCAGATAGACGTGCGGGGCAGAACGTTAATAGAGTTTTCAATAATATAAAAAAGCTGCAAAAAGAATTGGATGCGGCCGATTCGTCTTTAGGAGATTTTCTTAATACCTCTGATGACCAAAGACTAAAAAAATTAGGGGAGTATTTTACAGACCAAGCAGGTAACTTAGAAATAATATCTAATAACTTGGGAGGGAAGGGTACGATTGCTATAAAGTCATACTTGAGTACCGTCCAAGAGCTGTTAAATACAAAGTCTCCAGAAAGAGCAAGAGAACTCTGGCAAGAATTAGAAAAGCAACAAGTAGCGGTAGCAGATGCTACAATGCTTTTCAAAAATTATACTAGGGGCTTAGAAGATACAAAGAACCAAGCAAGACAACTTAGAAACTCTTTTATGGGTATGACTGCCTCAGAGTCCGCGGTAGTAGCTTTAGAAACTCAAGTAAAATTAACAGAAGGCTTACGTGAGAAAAATGGAGAGCTGACTGACTTGCAAGAAACAAACTTAGATATCACAAAAAGAGATTTAGCTTTTGCAGTATCTCTTGATAATCTTGAAAAAAATAAGCTAACCAGAGCAAACGAACTGGCTTTACGCACGGAGAAAGATTTACGGGGTCGTACAAAGCGTCAGGCAGATTTAATAAATCTTGAGCTTAAGTCCGTTGAATTAGCAAACAATAGAGCCTATATAGAAGATCAAATTGCTATACTTGAAAATGAGAGAATTGCAAACAGTGGTGAGCTGAATAACCAAGAACAAACTCGCTTAGATAATCTAAAGCAAGAACTGAAATTAAATGACGAAAAAGAAAAATCATTAGAAAGACAAGTTTCTCTGTCTTTTCAACTACTGGATACAGCTAATCAGGCATTAGAAAGTAACTTACAGTCTAATATTGCTGCAATCATTAAAGGAAGTGAGAAGAGTTTTAAAGACGCAATTCTAAATATAGGTAAAGGAGTTCTAGAGGGTATAGCAGATAAACTTGCGGGACAGCTTACTGATATTGTTATGGGTACTGACCCTCTTATAAAAGCACAGCAAGGCGCATTAACAGTTGCAAGGGCATTAACTGATGGAGCTGCAGCTGTTGGTACTGCTATAAGACAAGCCTTTGGAGAAGCTACAGAATCAGTAACGTCGGTAAAAGACTCGATAGGTAGTATACTAGGAGACGGTGACTTTGTAGGCCCTCCCGAGCCGGGAAAAGAAAAAACTGGGGGAGTGCTGTCAGGTATAGGAGCAGTGTTATTCGGAAGAAAGGTAAAAACTTCTGTAGAGGATGATCAAGGAACAGTTTCTGAATCAGGAGTTAGCAGGGCTGGAGGACTTTTTTCTCCCCTTATAAATTTCTTTTCAAAAACAGAAAATCCTTTCTTTCAAGGACTTAAAGGGATATTTTCAAAAGATAATCCTTTAATACAAGGCTTTGGAAAATTATTCCAAGGAATGATGCCTTTACTCGGTAAGTTATTTACCGGAGGCTTAGGTATGCTTGGCGGATTCTTAGGTTTTGCAAACGGTGGAATGGTAAAAGGTGGATTCCAAGCATATGCAAACGGAGGCATCGCTACTAAACCTACGCTAGGGCTAGTTGGAGAAGGTCGGTACAATGAAGCAATAGTACCTATGCCAAACGGAAAAGCAATTCCTGTAGATATGAAAGGTGCCGGACAGCAAAATAATGTTACTGTAAATGTATCTGTAGACAGCGAAGGCAATGCTTCAACAAATATGCAACAGGACTCGGCACAAGCAGGAAATCTCGGACAAGTTATCGCACGAGCAGTTCAACAAGAACTTCAAAATCAAAAACGATCGGGCGGAATACTTAACCCATATGGAGCAGCATAATGGCATTAGGATTTACAACATCAGCAACTTATGGAAACCGTGTAATTTCCCCTGATAGAGGAATTAGTCGGCAGTCTACGCCACGAGTTTTAACAGCTAGATTTGGGGACGGTTACGAACAACGTATTGCTGATGGAATTAACTCTATAAATGAGATGTTCAATGTAACTTTCAATAATCGCTCTGCTGCCGAAGTAGATGATATAACAGGCTATTTTGCGTCTTTAAAAGGAGCAACTTCATTTACGTATACAATACCTGATGATAATGCAGCAGGCGGAGAATTGGCAATTAAAGTAGTATGCCAAAACTATAGTCAGAGCTACCACCACGATGGATTTTATTCAGTATCAGCAACACTTAAAAGAGTTTATGAAGCATGAGCGAGTTAATTGAAGTAGTACAGCTACAAGAACCAGGAAGTGAATTAGTAGAGCTTTATGAGCTTACTATAGACGGCACGACTTTGTACTTTCATTCTGGTTTAGAAGAAGACTTAAGTACGGTTCAATTTAGAGATCGTACTAGCCCTTACACAATTAGGGAGTATGTTGCGTTTCCAATTATAATGGATGGAGTAGAGCTTGGTGCTGATGGTGCTATTAATCGGCCTAGCCTAACGGTTGCAAACGTAGCAAATACATTCTCAGCGGCTATTGGTAATATCAAAGCAGAAAATCTTGTAGGAGAAAGACTTACAAGACGTACTACTCTTAGAAAATATTTATATGGAGAAACAGGAGATGCTACCCCTCCTGTAGAATTTCCTATTCGTAAATTTATTATTGATCGAATCTCAGGAGAGAGCAACATCTCAGTAACTTATGAGCTGGCAGCTCCTTATGATTTATCGGGAATAACTTTACCAAATAGAAAAGTTATAGGAAAATACTGCTCTTGGCAATATCAAGGGTATAGCTTAGACCAAAAGGGTGGTTGTATTTGGGATAAAAATAGTACAATTTCTTATGCAGATGGCTCCGGCGGGGTCAATACACACAAGGCATATTTTACAGAAGACGATGAACCAGTAGTTCCTGCAGGTTCTACTATGACAGGGTGGACAGCAGGACAATACAAAACTTATACTACATATAGCTCTGGCACTTCTTATTCCTCTGGAGATTACGTAGAGTATAACGATGGAAATCAGACAACAGTATGGAAGTGCACTCTTGCTACTACTGGCAATGCTCCAGGATTAAACTCTATTTATTGGTCAAAAGGGGACGTGTGCGGTAAAAAACTATCTTCATGTAAATGTAGATTCCAATTTAAACCTCAGTCTCCCAGCGGTAGTAATTCAGATCCCTCTACCGAGAAAAATACGGGTAAAATACTACCTTTCGGAGCCTTTATAGGAAGCAGAAAGTTTAGATGATTGATGAAATTCAGAAGCACTTTGAGGAAAACTACCCTCGAGAAGCTTGCGGCATAATTGGAATAGTAAAAGGTAAAAAGCAGTATTTTCCTTGTAAAAATTTAGCAAAAGAAAGCGAAGATTTTATACTCGATCCGACAGACTATATTTCAGTAAAGAGGCGGGCGGATATATTCGCAATAGTCCATAATCATATAGACTGGACAAATGAAGCTAGCGAGAACGATAAAAAATACTGTAACTCTTTAGGAGTACCTTACTATATTTTTAGCTATCCAGATATGCAGTTAAACATACTGGAACCACAAGTAAAAGTAAATGATTTAATAGGGCGAGAGTATGAGTTTGGTAAATTCGATTGTCTTGAAGCGTGTAAGGATTATTATAAAGAACACTTAGGATTACAACTACAAAATAGGTTACCCTACTTAGACGATTGGTGGGAACACGGGCATAACTACTTTACAGACGAACATATTCAAGAATGGGGATTTAGTAAAGTAGAAGACTTACAGCCTAATGATTTATTAATATTTACAATGGGAGCTTCGGTTCCTAACCATTGCGGGGTCTATACTGGTAATGATATTTTCTTTCATCACGCAGTAAACAGACTTTCTTGCAGAGAAAATTTATATCCTTTATGGAAAAAGTACTTAACTGGAATATACCGATATGACACGTAACATTTATCTCGAAGGCGAACTCGCTTTAAAATTTGGAGCACAGCACTCTTTTCACGGAGATAGCGTTAGAGATGCTTTGCGTCTGCTAGATGCAAATAAGCCCGGATTTAAAAAATACTTTATAGATGCTGCTGACTGTGATATTGGTTTTCATATTGAAGTCGGAGGACAAGAACTTGACAGCCCTTTAGAGTGTTTATTGCCTCTTCGTGAAGGAGATATAATTATTACTCCTATCGCTGCGGGCTCTAAGTCTGGCGGAGGTAAAATTCTTACTGCTGTAGCTATTGCCACTTTATTATTTATACCTGGTGGAGCAGCTGCGGTAGGTCTTCACGGGACGATGAGCTCTTCTAGTATCTTTGCTGCTTTGCAAGGAGCTGGAGGAATGTACGCGGCAGCTGGTACAGTAGCAGCAAGTCTTGCAGCAAACCTAGCCCTTACAGGCATTCAGCAGCTTATGGCTCCAGATCCTGCCGTAGATCAAGAAGATGAAGGCTATCTGTTTAATGGAGCAGAGCAAAATATTGTAGAAGGTATGCCAATTCCTCTTCTTTACGGAGAGCTTCGCGTTCCTGGGTATCCTGTATCTTTTGAGATGATTCATGGGTCTAAACGAATCACATCTAGTGATAATACTATAACCTATAATGGAGAGATAATAAATCTTCCAAAAGGCGACGTAGAAGGCTTTTTCGAAGATCAAATGGAGAGAAACGGCGGAAATATAAGCCAAGTAATAGATCCTATAACTGGGGTTACTGCTTCCAGAAATAGTCAAGATATTCTCTTTACTGATATCATTTCAGAAGGTCCTATCTACGGTTTAGTAGACGGGGGAACTTCTGTATTCTTAAATGACGACCCTGCCCAAGTAACTGCACAAAGTTTTGTAAGATTATCAGAAACTCCAGTAGAGTTTGATTTTACACTCAACAGCACTTCTGTAACTATTGATAGAAACGGGCATACCAAAGATATTCAAGCAGATACTGAAAATGGTACTAAGTTTATCATTGTAAGAAACTACGGTTCGAGCTCAGCTTCAGTCGTTCGGAGCTCAGTAACGGGGTCTGCAAATTCTGTAACAATTACTTCTAGTACTGGAATATTTGTTCCTGCAATGGAGTATGATAGAACAAACTTTGCTCAAGTAGCAATTATTCGGTTACTTGACTCAAACTCTAGCACAGTATTTGAAGGGTATGTAGAAAGTTATACTTCTAGCACTGTGGCAAAGTGTATTCCTCTACCTGGCACTGATCTTAATCCTGCTCTATCAAATGGAAGCTATACCGTAGTTGTTGATGGAAAATTTCAAGTAGCCTCTATATCCTCCAATACTTTAACTCTTGCTTCAAACTTTCCAGGCAATACTGGTAGTTATAAGTGTGATTTAAGTGGTACAAGTTATAATACTGTTTCTCTTATTGATAGAGTATCAAGCGGTTCAAAGCATGATAGTTTTGATGTACAATTTAGAAACGGTAACTTAATACAGCCTGCTTTTTCGGATGCTGCAGGAACTGGTGTAGGGTCTATTTCTATAGGACCTGGCGGTTCTTTTTCGGCCTTTAGCCCTGTTCTCTATAATGATGCAGGAGAAACTGATAATCCTACTGTAGAGTATACAGGTACTTCTGCCTCTGGCTTTGGACTTACAGCAGCTCAAGCGGAAGAAGTAGATGAAGTTCGAGTAACTTTTACATACGGTCAATTATGGAATCGTAATGAAAAAGGAGAACAAACAGCAGCGACTGTAAGGTACATTATGTATGTTGCCGTAGAAAGAGACGGTTCATTTGGGTCCTATCAAGCTATAACTCAGAATGTTGAACATCTAGCAAAAAGTAATGCTCCACGCATATTTGAAGAAATAATTGATATGCGGCAGTACCAACCTTTTACAGATTTTAAAGTAAAAGTAACACGAACTACGAATAATGATCAGGCATATGATGCTGGTACAACTAATGTAAATACTAATTACACTACTCAGTCTGATGGCTCGATTTCAGCCTTGAATAGTATTATTAAAGAAAATCTTTCTTACCCTCTTACTGCGATGGCGAAAGTAAGAATAAACTCGAAAGACTTCCAAAATGTTCCTACTCGAACTTACCACTGTAAAGGTGTAAAAGTAAAAGTACCTTCAAACTATGTTACAAGAGATGAAGGTATAAATAGTGTTGCTACTTATAACCGAAACGTATCTACGGGTGCGGTAACTTCGTCTTATAAAGATTGGGACGGAAACTTCCGTGCGGATAAAGTTTATACAAATAATCCTGCTTGGGTATTCTACGATATTCTTACAAATAATCGCTACGGTCTTGGTGAGTGGTTAAACGAAGATGAGATCGATAAATACGCTCTCTATCGAATTGCAAGATATTGTGACGAACTTGTTCCTGATGGAAACGGCGGCTTTGAGCCTCGCTTTACTACAAATGTTTACTTTACACAGGCATCCGATGCTTACAAAATAGTAAAAGACTTAGCTACGGTATTCCGAAGCATGATCTATTGGATGGACGGAGAAGTCTATACTGTAATTGATCAGCCTGGCGATCCTATCTACAATTTCTCAAAATCAAATGTTATTGATGGAGCATTTGGGTATGAGACTACAGGCAGTAAAACTCGCGCAAATCAAATAGTTGTAACTTGGAATAATCCTGCTGCAAACTATAAGCTAGAGAATCTAATAGTAGAAGATCGTGACAATATTATTAATACTGGCAGAATTATATCTGAAGAAGCAGTAGCTTTTGGTGCGACTACTGAAGGCCAAGCACTTCGCTATGGTCGCTGGAAACTATGGACTGCTGTTAATCAGACTGAAATCGTATCGTTTAAAACAGCAATTAATGCAGCTTTTATAGCTCCTGGCGATATCATCAATATTCAAGATTCTGATCGCTATCCAGGAAACTTAAAGTATAGTGGGCGAGTAAGCAATACTGGTACTCGTAATGCTACAACAATACCTTTAGACCGTGAGATAGAATTAAACTCTGCCTCAGATTATGAACTTAGTGTATTATTTACTGATAGCGTTGCTACTCTTGCACAAGATTCGGCTACTATTGATTCTGTTAGCTATTCTCGTGGAGACGTAATTGATGGCGCAACTATTGATACAGAAAATGAAGCAAGTAATATACTTGATGATAGTGGGAACTATGTAGATGTAACTTGGAAGCCTTATACAAATGTAGAGACTCAAACAGTTTCTACTTCTTCTGGCACAGGAATAACTTCTCTTACTGTGAGTTCTGCGTTCTCTACTACTCCTAGTGTAGAGAGCGTTTGGGTACTTAAAGAAAGTATTTCTGGAGTAGAAGTAGAAGGCTCTAAAAAAATGTACAAGATTCTTTCTATATCTGAAGAATCTAAGAACATTTATGGAATTACTGCGGTAGAGTTTTACAATGAAAAGTATGCTGCTGTAGACGAAAACTTTGTACTCTCTACACAGGATCCTGTTTTTAGTCCTCCAACTTCTACAGAGGTTATTCCAGCTCCACGCAATGCTTATGTAATCGTAAGTAACTTAAACTCTGGGCAGGTGAAGGATGATGTTGTATTATCTTGGGATAATCCTGTAGATTCTAATGGAGACTTTTATGATTATGTAGATTATTTTGAAGTTTCTGGGAATATTCCAGGCTTTCCTACTACTATGAAAGTTTCTAGAAATCAAACTAGCTTGTCTGGACTTGATCTTCCGATAGGTACTTTTACTTTGGCTGTTCGCACAATAGCTCAGAACGGTAGAAGATCAGACGCTACAAGGACAACATTTACAATAGAAGATCCAGCACGACAAGCAGTGCCTCGTGCTTATGGAATGGCTTTAGGCGCTACAAGCTCTTCTCCTGCGTTTATAACTTCAGCGGGTGTATTTACTATAGAGAATCAAGAATATGTTATTTCTCCTGCAGGGTACCCTCAACTTGCTAAACAGTTTGATGGGACTCCTGCTACAGAATATACACAGGATTGTTCTGATATACCCTCTGTAACCTATAGCGCTTTGAATGATGATGAAGTTTCATTTGCTTCTCATTATATTATGTTTGATGCAAGCGAGGCAGACCCCTTTACTCTTATAAAATTCTACAGAGACGAAGATTTAGGGTATTCATACTTTTACGATGCAGGTACTGGAAACACAACTCATACAAGTAACTGGACTTCTATAGGAACAGTAAGTGTTGCTGCAAATTCAAATAAAGTTACTGGTAGCGGATTTGACACTTCTTTGCAGGTTGGAGATATAATTAAATTCAGCAGCACTCAAGCTGCAAAAGTAGTTTATATTGCTTCAGCTACAGATGTTCGTATAGATAAAAGCTTTTCTACTGCTATATCTTCTGTAACTGGTTATACAAACTCCTTTAGATTCGATAAAGACAAAGATGCGGTATTCTACTCAGTTAGAAACGATAGTGGAACATTCAGAGCTTTCCCAGTAAACTATGTTGTAAACCCTGACCTAGCTCAAACTATTCGTTTTGCAAAAATGTCAACAGAGCCAGGAGTTTTACTGTTTAATGCTGATGATACTAAAAACTGGGAAGAAAATTCAATACTTACTTTGAATATAATTACTACAGGATTTTCTAATCCAGAATTTAAAGTAACAGGGGCGGGGTTTTCTTTCGTAGATGAGAGTGCGGATACTGTTTTCTCTTCTTCAAATATACGCACACTAACTCTTAGTGACACAGTTACTTATACCTCTACTTTTCCTGTATTTACCGTAACTGTAAGAGAAAAGAATGACCCATTAAATACAGCAAAACAAAAAACAGATACTCTTAGTTTATCGCTATTAAAGGATGGTATCGCAGGAAGTGCGGGTAATGTAGGACTTAGTGTTTATAAGGCAACTACAACTAATTCTGCTCCGGCGGTCCCTAGCGGAGATTTGACATATACATTTGCTACGGGTGCTCTTACAGAGGATATTGCAGGTAACTTAAATGGTTGGACCGAGGCCGTACCTTCTGTATCTGCTTCTACTCCATATATTTGGGTAACAAACGCAGTAGCTTTGGGAGCAGTTGGAGAAAGTACTGATACAATTGAAACTGGTGATTGGGCAGCTCCTGCACTTTACTCAGAAGGGCCTCTGAATAGTGCAATAGTTGAACTATTTCAAGTAACTTCAAGTAGTAGTGCTCCAGCAGACCCTACAAGTAGTTTAACCTATACTTTTAGCACTACTACTCTTTCTGGTAGTGGGTTTAATGGATGGGCTCAAACTGCAACAAATACCTTGGAAGGGGAGTATTTATGGAAAATTGCGGCATATGCTCTGAGTAATGGTATAACTGATGTAATTACTACAGACGATTGGGCCGATGCTAAAATTGTAGGGTATTCTGGAACTGATGGTCAAGAAGGTCAAAATGTAGATATTGTATTTAAAAGGTCAGCAACTCAACCTGCCACGCCTAGCCCTTCTGCAGGTACTCCAACAGGGTGGTATTCTGATGTTAACTCAGTGCCTTCTAGTAGTGACCCTTTGTGGGCCTCTACAGGTACTAAGGCAGGAGGGGCTACAAATTTTACTTGGCAGACACCTGTTCAAATAGAAGGAAGTCAAGGAAATCCTGGATTATCTGTAGCAGAGTTATCAATATTTAGAAGAGCTTCT